TAAACTACAAGGTAAAAATGGTTTATATACCCCTGCCTCCTTTAGTCATGTCTACAAACTAAAAACAGTTCAGTTATCTAATGATAAAGGAACATGGTTTGGTTGGGATGTTTCAAGAGTAGGTCCAATACAAGATGCTGTATTATACCAACAAGCTAAATCTTTTTCTGAAAGTGTTTCTAAAGGAGACGTTCAGGTCAAGCATGGTGAGCCCGCAAATAATACAAACAGTAAAGATTCAGAAGCACACTTCTAAATCTTTTAAGTACTACATATGGGCGGTGTATACCGCCCATATAAATTATATTGTGAGGAGTTATGGAAAGAAAATTTATAGAGTTTTTTACAGGGTTAGATAGAAACTTTGGTAGATGTGATTTAACCAATGCAAAAATAAATCCTGAAACAGGAAAACTAGAAATACCAGATAGAGATTATGGTTGGAGCGGCCGACCTATTGAAGATAATGATTATTTAAAACATTTAGAGGGAAGTGTATCTATTGGAATACAACCATGTAATGATGATGGTAAAGTTATATTTGGAGCAATAGATGTAGATGTTTATAAAAACTTTGACATTCCAAAATTATTAAAAACAATTCAAGATTTAGATATTCCAATCATACCTGTTAAATCTAAAAGTGGTGGTTTTCATTTATATGTTCACTTTGAACATTATGTAAATGCCGCCTTTGCAAGACAATTTTTAAAGAATTTATTATACACTCTTAAACTAGGACCTAAGACAGAGATATATCCAAAACAAACAAACGTAGAGGGTAGAGTAGGTAATTTTATTAATATTCCTTACTTCGGTAAAAAAGAAAGAGTTGCAGTTAACCCTCAAACTGGTGAAGACTTTTCTTTTGAGCAATACATTCAAGTAGTAGAAGCTAATAGAAAAACTGAAAAAGAATTAAAATCTTTCATGGATAAATTAACTGGATCTGAATTATCAGGTGGTCCAGAAGAATTTACAGATGGTCCTCCTTGCCTACAACAATTATCAAAAGAAAAATTAGAAGATGGTAGAGATAGGTTTCTTTATAACTACATGGTGTTTGCTAAGAAAAAATATTCAGATGATTGGGAAGATAAAGTAAGATTTGCAGCTAGAGAATATTTTAAAAATGATGGTAAGTGGGACGATAAAAAAGTAGAACAAAAAATTAAAAGCTGGAGTGCAACAGAATCTGGTTACACTTGTGATGATGGTGTCATTACTCTTAAATGTATGGAAGATATCTGTCATAAAAGAAAATTTGGAAAAGCTACAGATGCTGTTATGGAATGGCCTAATTTCTCTAGTCTTACTAAAATTGATTTTGATGAACCTGAATTTGAATTAACTGTTTCTCATAGAGATAAGAATGGTGATGAATTATCCGAACAGATGTCTTTTAAAAAAGGAGATGCTCTTTTAGTACAAACTGATTTTAGAAAACAAGTTGCTACTCAATTAGGTATTTTCTTACCTAAGATTAAAGATAGAGATTACTCTTTAGTTATGAAAGTATTGTTTGATAATATTGAAAAACAAAAACCACCTATCGGAACAACGAATAAAGAAAAATTATTTAGATACTTAAAAGAATATATACATCAAGTTCCAGCAACTAGTCATGCATCTTTTGCTAGTGGAGCTACTCTCAAGAAAGATGATATGTGTTATTTTGTATATGAACGTTTTTATGATTTCTTACGAAGAAAAGATTGGAAGATAGATGATAGTAAAACAGGGTCCTATATTAAAAAATGGTTTAAGGCAGACTTTGGTAAAAAGAAAAGATATCCAAAATCAGATACACAGAAACAATCTAATCCACAAGTAGAGTGTATAGCTTTACCACTAGATAGATTTGAAAAAGAAATAACTCCGGATGAATTAATAGAGATGACGGATAAGGAAGATATCTTATAATGATTTATAAAGTTTTTGGCCCTCCAGGCACCGGTAAAACATTTGAATTAATTCAAAAGGCAAAACAATATATAGACAACGGAGCTTCGTTAAATGAAATAGGATATTTTGCTTTTACTAAAAAGGCAGCAAAGGAAGCCAAGGAAAGAATGCCATTTGAAAAGAAAAAATTAAGATACTTTCAAACATTACATTCATTAGCATTTCATACGTTAGGTCTTAAGGAAGAGAATGTTATGCAGCCATATCATTATGAAGACCTTGGAAAAATCTTAAATATAAGAGTTTGTTTTGAAGATAAAAATAATGATCAGGAATCTTTTTATTTAACTTGTGATAATTTATATTATCAATTAATTGGCAGAGCAAAAAATAAAGATATCTCTGTCAGGGCTGAGTATTGTACTAATGAATATCCCAGAGAAGAAATAGATTGGGATACATTAAACCATATAAATATTAATTTAGAACAATATAAAAAGAAAAATAATCTAATAGATTTTAATGACATGATCTACATGTTTATTAAAGAGGAAGAAAAATGCCCTAAATTCAAGGCTATTTTCATAGATGAAGCTCAAGATTTATCACCTATCCAATGGAAAATGTTTGATATCTTAAAGAAAAAATCTGAAGATATTTATTTAGCAGGAGATGATGATCAAGCTATCTATGCCTGGGCTGGTGCAGATGTAAATAGATTTATAGATGAACCTGCAGAGAATGAAAAAGTATTAGAACAATCTAGAAGAATACCAAGGTCTGTTCAAGAATTGTCTGAAGTTGTTTTGAATAGAATAGAGGGAAAAAGAAAAATAAAACAATACTTACCTAGAGATGAAGATGGATCCGTAGAAAAAATATTTAACCTAGATCAAATAGATTTACACAAAGGTAATTGGTTAATCTTAGCTAGGACAGGAAGTAGGTTAATAGAAATCATGGATCTGTTAAAACAAAAAGGTATTTTCTACCAGACGAAAAAAGGAAAAAGTTTTAAGGTTCATTTATATAAATGTATTCTTAACTATGAGAAATCAAAAGTACATCCTTTAACGGATTCTGAATTAGATGACATAAAAGAATTTATGGACAAGGACACTATAGATCCCAGTGTGCCCTGGTATGAAGCTTTTTCTAGAGCTCCTCAAAATGAAATTCAATACATAAGATTAATGTTATCGAATCGTGAAAAATTGTCTCAAGATGCAAGAGTAAGGTTATCTACAATCCATGCAATTAAAGGAGGAGAGGAAGATAATGTTATTCTTATTTTAGACAATGCTAGAAAAATAAGAAGAGCAGTTCAAGATAGTCTCAATAAAAGAGACGAAGAACATCGTGTATGGTATGTGGCCATCACAAGAGCAAAACAAAAACTCTATTTACATAGAGCAAAAATTGAAAGGAACGGTTATCAACTATGACAACTAAAGAAGACTTTGAAAGAATATTTCCATTAAATAAACAAATAGGTGGAGATCATTATAAACAATTTAAAATACAACCTTATACTTTTACTAGGACCAATAACTTGAATTTTTTTCAAGGGAATGTTATTAAATATGTTTGTCGTTATAAAGAAAAAAACGGAATACAAGATTTACAAAAAATAATTCATTACTGTGAATTAGAAATACAACAGATGAGAGAGGAAGAGAAATAATGAAAGTACCTTTATTCGTAGCCCAAACAGAATGGATTGAACCAGAAGAGTATCCTGATTTACGATCCTACGATGAAATTGCAATTGACTTAGAAACCAGAGATCCTGATTTAAAATCAAAAGGATCTGGATCTGTGATTGGTAATGGTGAAGTGGTTGGTATTGCTGTAGCTGTTCCTGGAAGAAAGTTTTATTTTCCCATTGCTCACGGATCAGGGCCCAACATGGATCGTAAGAAAACATTAGAATGGTTCAAAGATGTTCTATCAACAGACTCTATAAAAATATTTCATAATGCAATGTATGACGTATGTTGGATACGTAATTTAGGTATAAAAATCAATGGTTTAATCGTAGATACTATGATTGCAGCAAGTCTAATTGATGAAAATAGATTTCAGTATTCATTAAATTCTTTGTCTTGGGATTATTTAGGTCACGGTAAAAACGAATCAGCATTGAATGAAGAAGCTAAGTCTAGAGGATTAGATCCTAAAGCAGACATGTGGCAACTACCTGCCATGTATGTAGGAGCCTATGCAGAAAAAGATGCTGAGCTTACTTTACAGCTTTGGCAGATATTTAAAAAAGAAATTATTCACCAAGATATAGAATCTATTTTTAATTTAGAAACAGATTTATTTCCTTGTTTAGTAGATATGAAATTTAAAGGCGTTCGCGTGGATGGTGAAAGAGCTCACATAGCGAAACAACAATTAATTGCAAAAGAAGAAGAGATAATGCTAACACTGAAAAAAGAAACAGGATTAGATATTCAAATAATGGCAGCACGATCTGTTGCCAAAATGTTTGATAAACTTTCTTTGCCATACGATAGAACTGAGAAATCAAAAGAACCCTCCTTTACTAAAAATTTCTTACAAGAACACAGTCATCCTTTAGTACAGATGATAGCAAAAGCTAGAGAAATAAACAAGGCTCATTCCACTTTTATTGATTCTATTCTTAAATTTGAACACAAAGGTAGAATTCATGCTGATATTAATCAAATACGATCTGACCAAGGAGGAACCGTTACAGGACGATTTAGTTATTCTAACCCTAACTTACAGCAGTTACCTGCTAGGAATAAAGATTTAGGACCTTTGATTCGTTCTTTATTTATACCAGAAGAAAAACATACCTGGGGATGTTTTGACTATTCACAACAAGAACCAAGATTGGTTGCTCACTATGCAGCATTATATAAATTCCCATCTGTGTATGATGTTATTGAAAGATATCGTAATGATTCTTCTACAGACTTTCACCAGACAGTAGCAGACATGGCTCAGATTCCTAGATCACAAGCGAAAACTATTAACTTAGGTTTGTTTTATGGAATGGGTAAAGCTAAACTACAAGCAGAACTTGGAGTGTCGAAAGAAAAAGCTGCTGACTTATTTGATCAGTATCATGCTAAAGTACCCTTTGTGAAACAATTAACGAACAGTGCTTCTAACAGAGCACAAGAACGTGGCCAGATAAGAACGTTACTTGGAAGATTATGTAGGTTTCATTTATGGGAACCTAATAGTTTCGGTATGCATAAAGCTATGTCTCATGAAGATGCACTCTTGGAACACGGACCAGGGATCAAGAGAGCTATGACTTACAAAGCATTAAATAAATTAATACAAGGCAGTGCTGCAGACATGACTAAAAAAGCAATGTTAGATTTACATAAAGAGGGAATTGTTCCACATATTCAAATACATGATGAATTAGATGTATCTGTAGAATCTCCAGAACATGCTAAAAAAATTATTGAGATTATGGAAAATGCTGTTACACTAGAGGTCCCCAACAAAGTAGACTACGAATCTGGAGAAACCTGGGGAGATATTTATGGATAATTATGAAATTAAACGAAAATACAAATATTGCCTTACCTATCAGAAATCTACTAGCTATCGTTGCTGCAGTGGGTTTAGGAGTATGGGCCTATTTTGGAGTCATTGAAAGACTCAATCAATTAGAAACCAAAAATAAATTATTCGAACAAGACCTATTAGAAGCATCTAAACAAAAACCTATCGACCAGGAACAGTTTATGCTGATTGAATACATTACAAAAC